GTTGTCTGCGAATAAAAAGTAATCCTCATCTTCCATCCAAGTTATAATACCATCGTTAGTATCGCCATCAAATACTATTGAATAATCTATTCCTGCGGTGCCTTCACCAATAACAACTTCCCCTCTTGTTCCCACACCATTTGGTGCTCCTCCGATAAATACTAAATTACCACCAGCACCATTACCACCAGCACTGCCCCCGCCCCTAAATATAATCTTCGTCCCATTGCCTGTTGGGGCAACAGATGCACCATAACTGAATATATTACCTGTTGGAGCCACTGCTGCTAAATCGGTCTCTGTAATTATAAAATGTAATTGATTATTAAATAATAACCCAAGACTACCTTTAACTGTTCCACCAACTGGTTGATAATTTATTATTCTAGTTGATGTATCATATCCTGCAGCACCATCCCATCCCTCAGCGTTCAAATCTATATAGTATGATGATACCCCAAAATTCACACCTGTTGCAACACCATCTTTAGGAATAGAAATATTAGAAGGAATCTTAGTTGTTAAAATACCACTAGCATAAGTCCATTGAGTAGCATCAAACTTACCTTCAAAAGGATTATATGTGTAGGTCATTATGATTTAGTAACTGTTGCAATTCTATCACTAGCATCATAAGTAATAGTAACTGTTGCCACAGTTGTTCCTCCAGATCCACCAGTCTTATAAGTTGCAGTCTCTATCTCACCCGCACCATTACCTGCAGCGACATACGTTAATGCAATATAATCAAATTCAACATCAATTAAACCAGAAGGACTAACAATATTACCAGAACCATCAACTTGTAGAACCCTTCTTGCAATTGCGTCATCTGCATATGATGCTCGGTTCTGGTCAACAGCAGCCTTAGTTGAATTGCTGTTTGCCATCTTTCATGAACCCCTTAAATAGTTTTTTGTATAATTTTTGTGACTCTCTGTCCTCTTTCTTTTCGTCCTTGTCCTTTTTCTTATCTCTATCCTTTTTATCCTTATCTTTAGGATTATCTTCTTCGTCTTCGTCATCACCACCAATTGCACCACTATCAATCATCTGTTGCTGCATCATCATTGCCATTGGCTCGTCTCCCCAATCAACAGGTTCCAATCCTTCTATTGCTCGTACTTCATTAATGGTTATTACATTAGCTGCAAGCTTTGCCATCATTTGTTCATGCTCTATCTTCTCAGCTGCATCATCACTAGGGAACCATTCAAACTTAATCTTATCGTGACCTATTAATTCATTACGTATCTCATTGTTAATCTTCTGTGCTATCAATTGTAAATATGGCTTAATAGCATTCTTGATTGTTATTCGTTCTTGAGATTCACCAGTACTCTTATTACTATTCTCATAGAATCCTACTTCTTGAGGACTTAATCCGTATGCTCCAAATACAACATGGAAATACCACTTTTGACCTTCCAACCAATCCATGTCTTTATTAGAAGTAGCAAGGGGGGTAAAGGAAGACTCAGAGTTATGGAAGACAAGTTTGTGGGGTTTGCCCTTAACTTGTTGTTCCCATGCTGATTGGAACGTCCTTAAATTATCCAAGTCCATATTAACATTAACGATACCGTCGGGTGTAGCGTTATTAATAAAGAACTCTTTGTTATATCTTGTGGACTGGATCATAACTTCAACTTCTTGTTGTATGCTTTGTAGTGGTGACCATCCATATGGTGGTGATTCGGTCAATGTGTTAATCTTACCATATATGATTTCTTTCTTCTCGAATGGTATTGGTGCACCTTGTACTTGCCTAAAACTATATTGGTAGTATGCTGGTACTGGATTACCATCTCCATCTTCACCTAGAATTCCATGCTCATTAATATTCATTAAGAATCTTCCACCATCATAAGAAAACAATTCAACAATCTCGCCACTTACATTATGTCCTTTATATACAACCCCAGAATCAATCTCTAATACATCTCTTAAGAATGGACCCCATATATCCCAGAAAGCATCACCATTACGATTTGGATTTATCAATAACGTCTTTAACTTCTCAATATCCGTACTATAATCTTGTTCGTCTTCTTCATCCGTATTAACAACATCCCAATCAATAATCATCAATTGTTTTATGATTGCATTTACAACCATCTGTACCCAACAAGATTTAGCGTATTGTCTTACCTCTAGGAGATTAATCCTACGTGGCACTCCCAACATTGGATTAAAGAACCATGTCGGTAATACAGGTAAGTCTGCTGTAGGTGTTATTTCTCCAGCGTTAAATAATCTTATATCTTTTGCAAGATATTTCTTTGTGTTTTTTATTAAGTCTAGGATTCCCATGATTATAAAACCTACACGGGAATCTCACCCGAGCAGGAAAAAGAGGTGATTGACTACTAAGTAGCCATCCGATAATACCCCGAATTAACGAGTTATTAAGAGACAATACTATAAATACACGTTCAAGTATTTAAATAAAGTTTTTTTTATCCAAAGAACCAGCCTATTTGTTTACTTCTCAATCCATGAGCAGCACATGCCAACGCATCACAAAAGTCATCACGATTACCCTCGCCATGATGCAACTTAAGATTGCCAGACTCTGTTGTCTCATAACGAAAGTCTTTTAATTGGAATATTAACTTCTTATGATTAGGTATTAATAGTTTGCCTTGCTCCATTAATAGTTTTAGGTTACTGAATATATCCATCTTATTCTTTTGTGTGAACGTAACACCAATAACAATATCCACACTATCATGAGGTGTCTTATATGTATCTTGCTTTAATGTCTTAGGTGGATTAAGATCTCTACTAAGCACATCAGAAACACCAGCACCTAGTCCAGTGCTATCACATATTATCTTTTGGAACTTAAATCGGTTATGTAAATATTTAATATAGTCAATAGCTTCGTCCATGGTATTCTTAGGTATCTCTTTAATGAATACCACTTTATGTGGATCTCCTTTCTCTATGATTATATATACAGAACTATCTTCTCCAGCTCTAGCAAGGTCTGCTCCTAATACATATGTTGGCATGTTGCCCTCGTGTTTTTAATATGTGGTATATCATCCTTACAATCCATGAACTCTGAACAACACTTCTTATTCTTCCAATAATAGTGGCATTCCTTACCAAATTGTTCGTATCGCCAACAATCATTACATACCATTATATCTCCCCCAACATTTCATAATCACTTACACACTTATCTATTAACTCCCATGAGAAGAATGCATCCTCATCAGGAATAAACTCAGCACAATACTCTGTCCTAAACTCAATGCTATGTTCACCAAGTTGCATCTTCTGCTCGTCAATGAAGTCCATAGTAAAATGTTTTGCATCTACTGCGTGCTGCCATGTATAGTGATGGCTCTTATATGCGTCATCTGATTGGAAGCTATTATAAAAATGGTTCATACTGAATGGTGTGCTAATCTTTATTACCTTACCTTGTGTTGCTGCAACCATTGGCATCAATACTTGGTTTACTATGCTATCTTTAATATAAGCAGCTTCTTCCATTATTAATACATTAGCAGTCATACCTCTTATTGTATCACCACTATCACCACAAGGAAATGCACTAATACGACTATTCCTTATTACCATTTGCCTCATTGTAACAGAACTAACCTCACTACTAACAGGCGAGTCTTTAACAAAGTCTGCTATCTTCTTGAATAGTTCTCCAGCTTGTCTATCAGTAGGTGCCACTATAACAATATGAGATCCTGGATTACGTATTGCTTCAATGACTGCCACCATTGCAATTGTCATAGACTTACCAGTCTGCCGACAGAATACGCCAACTATTCGCTGGTTGTTTATACAATCATATAAAAAGTCTTGCTGATAATTATATAAAGTTATATTGAATAGTTCCTTGATTACTTTCCTCAAACTTAATGGTTTCTTCTTTTTCATTTTCAATATAGAATGTGTATATATTTTCCCAGTCTACTCTATCATAGACATTACATGTTTCAGCCATTATTTATTCACCTTAAATGTTCTTTTATTCATCTTATTTAATAATATTTTTAAGTGGCACTTAGGAATTAAATTATCTTTCATATATAAATTAAATTCATCATGGTCTTCAATATACAATATATTATAAAAACAATTAAAAACTCTAACTTTCCATTTATTATGAATATCATACTTTTTCATTATTTCAAATTCATTCATCGTCATCTTTCTCACACCTCTCAAACATCTCATTCCAGTTTACAATATGGTGAACGTTCTCTGTCTTTATTTCTTCACCATGAGTCGCTTTCATTAAATCCGTCAATGCTCTTGCAACGTTTGTCTTTTGCCCAGCGCTATCACAATCCTTTTTTGTCCCTTGTAAAAACATTAATACATCTAATGCAAAAGATTTCTTTTCAGTCATCATTGCCACTAATTGCTTGTAGTTCTCGTCAGATAAGCCTTTTTTCTTTAATTCACGCAGTCTAGCAGCCCATAATTTCTTTTCGGACTTTACTTTACCGCCTTTGCTCCCCATCTTCCTAGCTCGTTCCCCGCTAGTAAATTGTTTTTGATGTGGTATTAAATTTGTCTCCTCATTCGCCAAGCTTCTGTGCCTCCTTACCTGTTAAGGCTTCCCACCTCTCTATGATAACACTACAATACTTTTGGTCCAATTCCATCATATAACATTTACGATTTAATTGTTCACATGCTATGAGTGTGCTACCTGAACCACCAAAGGGGTCTAAGATTGTGTGTCCCTCAACAAAAGCAAATATTTCTGATAACAACTCTATTGGTTTTTGGTGGGGGTGTGGGGAATCTTCTCTTTTCTTTTGTTCTCTACTTATTCTAAAAACATTCCCTCCGAATTTCTTAAACTTCTGGATGCCAGAAAAAACAATTGCCTCCCATTGTTCTGCCAAACCACCAGCTCCATTAAGTCCCGCGTTTTTTTTATCCCAAACTGCAACAGTTCTTAATTTCATATTGTTTTCTTCTATTGCAATTATTGCATCTTTTATTGTTCTCCATTGAATAAAAAATATATATGATTCTGATAGTTTTAAATCAATTACCTTTCTAAATACTGAAAAATCTGAATCTCCTGCTATGGTTCTTATTCCAAGTTGGCCTCTACCATATTTTCCAGACTCTGCATTACCATATGGTGGGTCGGTAAACACCATATCTGCCTTATTACCATCCATCAATATATCAACATCTACCTTATCAGTTGAATCACCACACATT